GATCTGGAAGTTCTGGGCGAGTGGCTGGAGATCACCCGGCATTGTCGTTCATGTCCATGCCGTCGATACGCGTGAACACGCCGTTATCGGTGATCCGGAATATCCGGCCCGGCGAACTCATCAGGCCCAGCGACAGCCATTCGTATGGGTCCTGTTGCTCATAATCTGCCGGGACGGTGATCGTGCCCTGATTGTCGAACGTGCGCGCGTCGTCGTCACTTGTTTCCAACGTTACTCCCGGTGTGAAGTCGGTCGCAGTCAGGCCGTAATTGTCGCCGGCGAGGAATATCCCGTAGCACGGCACGGAATCGCGGCCCCGAAGGGTGACTTGCCCACTGACGACGCGATCGAACGGGATTTGCTGTGCCGGCGCTTCGCTGTCGGGAGCCTCGTCATAGGGTAGGAGCGGGTCGAGGAACCAGAGCAGGCCCCACGTATCATCGCCTACGACCACGTTAGACCCAAAATCCGTTGCGAACAGTTGGCCGCCAATCCAGTTCATGCCGCAATTTGCGCGCCAGAACGGCAGATCAGCACCCCGCCATTCCGACCATTGCTTGGCAAAGGTATCGTAGACCAGCGTTGTGAAGTCGCCCAAGCGAAGGACGTAGAAATCGTGTCCGTCCATCGTGTATGTCCACGCGCGCAATTGCGGCTGGGCGACGCGTCCGCGCCACAACACGGTTACATATGCGGCCGATGACCTGACTTCGTTCGATGTCTGCATGAGCGTCGTGACGTAAGCCGACGATGCCAGAACGCCTGTTGTTGGGATATTGTAGAGGACACGCACGAACGCCTGGCTGGCCTGGACAGCGTTTGATGTTCCGGTCAGTGACGTGACATACGCACCAGATGCCCTGACCCCGGCAGTCGCGACCATTTAGACTGTCCGAGACTGCTTGAGCGAGGCCGCGTTGAAACCGGTAGGAGTGAAGGGAATGCCGGTCGCGGGGTCTACCTCCATCACGTCCCACCAATAGGTTGGCGCGGTGGTAATGGGGCGATCGGTGCCAAGGCCGGTGCTGGCCCCCGAGACGATGCCCATCTGAGTGTTGCCGTCACCACCGTCGATCTTCCACGAGCGATTGACGAGGACGAGCCCTAGTACACTGGTCGCATCAGCAGGCAGATTGCCTAGACCAAAGACGTTCGACAGAGGGGTAGCGGCGCCGATATATGTCGTATCGACCGGAGGGTTGTTATCAAGAATCGACCATCCAACGGTTCCAGTTGAAGGAACCCACGTCAGGCTAGTGTCAGCGTTTGTGTCGATGTCTGTCATTTGGACAGACCCCAAGAAATCGTTGTTGCGTGTACCAGTCGTATCCCACACCGCAAGGTTCTTGTGAGATGTGCCGATTCCTCCGCTGTAAGATTTACTATAAGCAATTTGAGCAGAGGATGACAACGCGCTAGACTGCGTATTAGCTCCGGAAACCGATAGTACCGATGCTCTATTAACGCGCAGTTCGGCAGCGCCAGTAACGCTATTGACAGTTGGCTTCATCTCAATCCTGTGCCAAGCATTCGCTGTGACAACAGGGACTAGCGTAGTTGCTAGAGGAGTACCGTTTACGCCGCCTCTACGGATGGACATCGCGCCAGTCGTTTCAATTGAAAATGAAACCTGAGCAACGTTGGCGCTATCGCGAAATTCCCAACCTGGCAGGAAGCTTCCAAGCGTCGGAAGTTGGTCGCACCAGATGTTTGTCTGAAAGCCCATCGTGGCCTTCGAACCCCCTGGAAAGGGGAACCGATACAGTTCGTTATAATCCGTGTTCGGAGAGTGATGTAGAACCTTCTGTGTCGAAGTCGGGTCTGGATCGGCGATTAGGGTCGCGTTATGAACTTCGGCATAGATGCCGTTCAGCATCAGCGCCGTGTTGGTGCCATAACGATTCATCGTGTCAGCCCATTGCAGCATCAGACGTCTCCGGAAACCTTGGCCTGATAGGCAATCGCCTCACGAATCCGCTCTTCCACGCTGGGATTGCTGATCCGCTCGATGCCACCGGCAATTTGAAAAACACCGCCGTCAGAATCGACGGTGATCATGCTTTCTTTCACTTGGATCGCCGTTCCTGCCCATGTCCCGCGATCGAACGCGACGCCCTGCATCCGAAGGACGGGACTGTCGGCGTTGCCAGTGAAGTACCAGACCTCCGTGGTATTCGAACCGGGAAGCCAGAATTGATCGCCGAACACGACAACGGAGAAAATGGGGTCAGGCGCGCGCTCGGCCGTCGCGAAATTGAGCGGGTCGATCGTCGTTTCGCCGGGCTGTATCCAGAAGAACCGACCGTTGACGCCCTCACCCTGAGACGGGATCACCACGACATAGGAGGCAATGTACCCGAGCGAGATCACGCCGACGTCATCAGGTGTCTCGACCGTCGTTACAGTGGGAGTTCCGCCCCCGGTCAGCGTTCCAGCGGTCCAGGCGATCGACGCGCCTGTCTCCGTGGTGACAATGCCGTTGCCGAGCGCGCCAATCAGAACAGATTGCACCGAAACGAGCGTCGATGATGCAGCGATCACGACGATATCGGTATTGATTGTCAGCGCGGTGCTGTAATCCGTGCCGGCCGTTCCCGAAGCGCCTAGCGCAGCGGCGAAATTGGCCCATGACAGCGTGTCGTTGGCCCCTAAGGCGACAAGCCACGGATTGGCATTGGTCCCGGCCGGCGCTCCAGCGTTCACCGAACCGGTCGTAAACTTGTAATAGGTGGCGTTGATCCGGATTACGTCGTTGTTCGCGGGAGAGCCGCTTACAGTGCCCTTCGCGTATCCGTTCTCGACATAGACCCATAGGTTCCGGCCATCGGCGAGGAACATATATTCGGGCGTGTCACCGATGTTCCCGGTTCCGGCCATGCTGACCGCAGAAGTACCCGGATTGAGGCCTGTCTGAAGCGCTGTGGCAGTGCCATTGCGATCCACGCGCCACCACACGTCATCGGAGACGATGAACGACGCGTCGTTGAAGCTCCCAGGTTGCGAATAGACCCCGCGAATAGGCCCGTTTCCAACGTACATGAACCGGCGAAGCCCCGGTCGGGACAGAAGCGCAGCTTGCGACGTCTGATCGGCTGGATTCGTCTCGTAATAGCGGTTGACGAACCGAAGCTCTGGCTCCTTGGCAACGCCACGACGCCAATCGGATCGGCCGAGCGGGATGGCTACCATCAGTTCATCCAGCCCCACCCCGTATTGCGGTAGGGCCAGTAGAGATTGGCGTTATAGACCTGGACCGTGGGCCGCAGCACACCGATGTCCGCAGGAGTGACCACACGCTGCGCATATCGCGCGCGAAGCTGGTTCATTGACCGCTCCATCGCGGTCGCGGTTTCCTGCGTGATCTGGCGCCCGTAACGGGGGTTCAGACGCATCGCTAGCATCGTGATGAACGCGTCGTCATATTCGGGCGGAATGGGCAATTCGCTGTCGGCGGTCAGGCTGTCGATCCTGATCCAGTTGCCCAGATCCGCACGATACAGCCAAGCCCTGCTTTCGCCATCGGTATCGAGGGTGAGGTTTGTTGCGTCCTCGATCCTTCGCCCGTCAGCATCAAGGGTAACCGGATAAGTGGCGAGATTCTGCCCGACGTCGATAAGCGCGAGACGCGCGCCATCATCCGGATACGCGGGCAATATGATCGTTTCGGCCTGGTCATGATGGACGACAAGCCGCACGTTCGAATGCGGTCGCCGCCAGTGAAGCTCGGACCAGAAGGTCGGGCCGCAGAACGTCACCCCGACAACACCGACAGGCCAATCTGCCAGCTTTTCGCCGACTTCATAGCCGAACACAGACGCGACGATCGCGTTCAGCCGCGACAGCGCCTCATTCGACTGTCCCGGCGTCGGCGTGGAGTTCACGCCAATCAGGTTCGACTCCCGGAGAGCCGAGAAGATGATCGCGCTAGCGATAGTCACTGGTCAGTCCAGATTGGCCGCGTGAAGCTCGCGGAGCTTCTCTGTGGTCGCGCCCGCAAAGAACTTGACGCCCTTTGCCTTTAGGTCGGCCGCAAGTCGTGCGCGTTCGGCCTTCTCCCCTTCCGGGGCAACCTTCAGCAGGTTGGGATCATCGACATAGCCCTTGGGCACGTCATCCTCGGACTCGAATATCGCGCCTTCGGGATGATCCTTGCCCCAGCGCCAGCCGGGAAACTTCTTGATCGTCATGGGCTCAGCCTTTCCGTCAACAGACAGGGGCGCCCCGAAAGACGCCCCTGCTTAGTTCGATCAGGCGAGGCCGCTACCGCGCGTACCAAGGCGCGGATCGAGGTTCTCGACGCCGTAGATCACGTCCGCGCGATAGGCGTGCGTGTCGGCGCTACCGTCCGAGAATGCCCACAGACGAATGCTGATGCCCGTTTCCGGGTCAGTGGCATATTCGAACTCGCCTGTATGCGGGCGGGGCGGCTTCACGAACACGTACTGGATCGCCGACTTATGGAAGGCGGCGTTCTGGGTGTAAGGCGTGCTGGCCACACCCTGGAACGTGATCGCCGCCGAATCCGCAGGCGCCGCGTTGCACGTGGAGAACGCGGTGTTCGTGCGGGCAGTCGTGGTGTCCGATGCATCGGGAATGATGATCGGGAACGACACCGAAATGGTGCCGGTCGCAGCCGCCGCAGTGAAGTCCGACATGACGACGAACTGCTGCAGATAGTTCATCGCCTGATGCGTGCGCGGGTTCACCGCATACACACCCGCGATGCTGAACACCTCGCCGGCCTTGATCGTCCAGCCAACGGTCAGACCCTTGATGTTAAGGTTCTGAACGTAGGTGTCACGAACCGTCGAGTAATCGACGTTCTGCGACGCGCCATTGACCTGGATAACGCCGGAAGCCGTACGCGTGCCGGTGGTAAGAGCAAGGACGCTCTGCGACATATACGGCTGGACGGAACCCAGCATCGGCAGACGTGCCCGCTGCAACGCGCTCTTCGTGATGTCATTGTCGAAGAAGTTGTTGCCGGTGAACGAGCCTGCAGTTGCCCACCAGTCATCAACCGCCAGCACCGCGTTACGATCGGTCTGCGGCACCGCGAGGTTGTCCAGGCGCTTCGGCATCTCGTTGAAGTCGATCGCCGAGTTGATCACCTGGCCCGGCGTGCCGACCCACTGCGAGAACTTGAGTACCTGTGCCATGCCGTCGCTGTCGATCTGCTGCGCGAGCGCGGCCATCTTGGCGTTGAGCGTGGCGTCTTCCAGCGCGTTATCGACCGACAGGGCGCGTTCGAGATCCGAATAGGTGAACCCGATGTGCTTCTGCTTGTCGATCTTGACGGTGGCCGAGCCGACCACGACGTCCTGATTCTTGAACGTCGGGCCGTCGCTCACAACGAACGACGGAGGACGCCGAACGGTGAGGGTATCACCGATCTGCATCTTCTTCTGGCCGAATTCCTCGCTGTATTCGGAACTCGTGATCTTGCCCATCACGAGCTGGTTCTTGAGGATCATCAGGAAGGTGTTGGCCACCTTCTGCGTGAGTTTGAACTGATTGGACATTTCCGTAGTACTCCATCAGGCCCACACGGCCGAAGCCGTGGGGCGCAGGGAAAGCGACGTCTCACGACGTGGCATTCGGGTTGTTACTTGCGCTGGTATTTCGCCTCAAAGGCCGCGAAGTCGGAAGTGTCGTCGTCAACCTCGAACTTGCCACCCACGCCGCGCGCCTGATGTGTTGGCGGTGGCGGGGCTTTCGGAGCATCGACCTTGGGGGCCGGCTCTTTCGGCTTGTTCAGGAAGCCTCCTTCAATCCGCCCGAGTTCGCGCGCCTGCTCAAGCGGGTGCAGCTTCGCAATGCGCTCTGCCTCTGCGTGGTTGGACGCCAGGTGATAAGCGACATCAGGCCCCACTTCGGAAGCCATGATGCCAAGTGCCATTACCTGAGTGCAGGGCCATTCGCCGCGATCTGCGGACGCCTGGACCTTTTCTGCGTAATCGGGGTACTTCTCGACCGCTTCGGCTACGCGAGCCTCGTGGCCGCGTCGCAGCGCGGCGGCTTCGGCCTGTTCGTTGGCCTGCCGCTGCTGTTGGCGGAACTCGTCTCGCGCGTTCCAGCGCGCGTTGTCGGCGATGAAGCGGGCATCCGCCTCACCGTATTCGTAATCATCGGGCTTGGGCTCGGGATCGTCGCCTTCGGCTGGTTTCCCAGCTTCGGCTTCCGGCTTCTTCCCTTCGGCTACGCCCTTCCAATACTCCACTTCCCGCGCGCGCTCTTCAGCGACGCGTTCAGCTTCTCGGCGGGCTGCCGTCATTTCGTTCATGCGTTCCTGGACGGAATTGGTTTTAGGCTTGCCGTCGCCGGTTTCGCCTTCGACTGCCCCGGTGCCATTTTCCCCGGTTTCGTCTTCATTCGTCACAGTTGCGGGGGCACGATCCCCGGTTTTGCCGAGCGTCTCGGCCTCGAACTGAGCAAAATCCTGCTCAGTGGTCGCACCCTCTTCAGGTGCGAGCGTGGTATCGGTCATAATTGCGCTTCCAGAGCGGCCGGCTGCGCGCCGGGGGGCGTGTCGGCTGTTTCGGCTTCATCCCCAAGTGCCGACTCTTCGGGGGCCAAACTGTTGATCGTGCTGGCAACGGTGCCATGAAGCTTCGCGCGCGCCTCTTCGGCCTGCGCCTCTGCTCGTTCCGCATTGGCGACCGCAGCACGGGCGTCCGCTTCCGCCTTTTCAGCGTTCGCCTGCTCCTTGCGCAATTCGATCTGTGCCATCTGCATGGCGTGTTGCTGTGCTGCCTGTGCGGCCTGCGCCTGCATGGCGGCCATTTGCTGCTGTTGGGCCTGCATCGGATCGGCTTGCGGCTGCGCGCCTTCATGCCCCTCCGTTCCTTCCGAACCGGCATCGTCGTTTTGCGTCAGTTGCGGAGGAAGGGCTTTCTTCAGCCGTTCAACGAACTCGTCACCGTTCGGAATGTCCTGCGTCGCGACGAGAAGATCAGGAGCGGCCTGGCCGATCAACGGAACGGCCTGTGCAAGCTGGATGATGCCTTCAGCCGCCTCTACCCTGCGCGTGGTGAACGACGGGCCAGTCGTGATCGCGACGTCATACTTGCCCTTTGCCAGATCGATTGAGTCCGGATGCATCGGGTCATTGATCCGAACCAGTCGAGCCTCACCGTCCTTGCCGATTACTCGAATGGTTCTGGCCGTATCGTAGACGATCGGGATCAACTGGTTGATGACGTCGCCGCATTCCTCAATCGCGCTGTTAAGCTCGTCGTGGTACATGATCGTGGCCACGTCGCCTTCACGCTGGCGGGCCATGATCGCTTTACCGCTTGTCTCATTCGACCGGATGCCAAGCGACGCGTCCTGAATGCCTGTCGTGTCCTTGACGTCCTGCGCATTCATCGCGGCTTCGTTGAGTACGGCAGCGGGAAGCGGCGGGGGGTCCATGCGAATTGGTTGAGCGCTGGCATTCTTCGCCCACTTGATGATCGGATCTCCAGAGCGATGCGAATTTCTAATCGATTCCTCATAGCCCTCAAAGGCATCCGCTGGCCCCGCCCATTGAGCCTTGGGCGCCATCGCCAGCAATTCAGCCGATGTCGAGCGCCAGTAGTTCTTGAGGCGCGCCGCGTCCTTGCCAAACCGCGTCAAGCCGAACCGGACACGATCGTCGCCGACCATCCCCTCACGCCCGTTGACGCGGAACACGGGCAAGCGGTTGATCGGAAGCTCGTATGGGCCGTCGAGAATGGCATGACCCGTGATCAGGTACATTTGCGCAACACAGCGCGGAGCTACGCGCTTACGTGGCTTGCCTTGGTCATCGAGATACAGGTTTTCGGCGTATTCAGCTTCGTCCTTATCGGTCACGTCAAGGACCGATCCATCCTTCATCAGGGCGATGGTGCGGTCGCGATAGACCATCCGCCAATATTCAACGATGCGAACGACGTCGTTCGTGAACCATCCGTTCTGACGCAAACGCGTGGACAGCTCCATGCCGAGATCGTCTGGCGTATGGTCGGGCCAACGGCGCTCGAACACCTTGCGAGGCATCGTGTCCTGAACAAAGCAATGACGGGCATCGCGTCCGGTCGGATCGACCGACATGCGATCCCAGATCACTGCCAGCGGATTAGCGATCGTCCTGATGAAAATGTCCTGAGTGAACACGTCATCGTCGGCGTAATCCAGCACGACCTTGAAGTTGCCGATCCCGCAAGCAACCTGATTTTCCAGTGCGCGATCGTAAACGCGCTTGGCCTTCGATTGCGCCTCGATATTGCGGATCAGATCGGCACGGACCTCCGCAACATCCTTATCGCCATCCTCCTTCGGCAGAACCCGGATGGATGTTTCGTTCAGACGACGATCGCCTATCACCTGGCCAATCGTCTGAGGCAGCGTGTTGATCGAAATGCATGGACGCCCTTGCGCTTCACGCGAGCGACGAACTACGGGGTCCCACGGGTCCTTGAACACGAATACCAGATCGTCCAGCGCCGCTTCACGGTTCGGGCGATCGTAATCAGTATCCGCCTGGAACTCTGTCCTTGCATGATCGAGGAACTCTTGCGTTTCCTCATCCGTCATCTTTCCGCCGGAATCAGCGGGAGACGTCGGGCTCTTTTCCTTTTCCTGCAACGACCAGTCGCGTGGAGCGCCTGGATCGTTGGACATCAGGGGCGCGCTAGCCATTCTTGGGCACCCCCTCTAAGCGTGCGATCTCAGCCTTGATGGCCTCAACGTTCTCACCGAACCCCGGCTTTGCCTTGCCTTCGTGATCGGTGCGCGCGTCGAGCTTGCGACGCAGGACGTCGAGACGGGTATCGGTCATGCGGCCATCCATCCCTGTGATCCTGAGTTCATCTGCGGAGGCGTTGGAGAGGCGACGACGGGACGGGGTTCCTCATAGGCCACACAGCCAGCGCCGAATGCATCCGCGCTATGGCTTGCCCAATCATGTTCAGGGCCGAGCCCGATGTCCCGCTTCTCGTCCTTCTTTTCGTGATACCAACCGAGCGCCTTGAGGCCCGGATCGCACTTCGTCTCATCGAACCGCATACGCGGGAACAACTCTCTGGCGCGCTCGACGCGGTTCATTGCCGCACCCTTCCCCTGATTGGGGATAACGTGAACGGTATAGCCTGCGCCCTCGAATGCCGTCCGGTAACTGACGTCGAACACGCGATCGTTCGTGTCGCCGTCGTGCGGCAGGTAGATCACCGTCTTGTCAGGCGTGTAGCCTTGCGTGCGCAGCCAGTTGAGATGCGCTGCAATCGGCTGGCCCTGCTGCTCGTAATGGTTGACCCAGCGTATTTCGAGCCCGACCCATTGCGCCGCCCAGAACACGAAATTGTCCGCCTTCGCTCCCGTCCCGCCGATGTCCGCGAACAGCCTGATAACCAGATGCGGATCTTCGGGAACGAACCCGACGCGACCGCTGTCCTGCGCGTCGATCAGATGCTCGGCGAAATACGCGCCTTCCATGAGGGTCATGTATTCGCCCTCCCAGATATGACCGTAGAGGTGCGGACGCTCGCTCTTGTCCTTCTGGCGTTTGCGCTCAAGAATGGCGGGGAACCACGGGTTGTCGCGGTAATTCATCACGACGATCTTGGTTCTAGGATCAGTGCTGTTGGCGAAGCGCTTGTTCGTCGCCGACTTCTCGCGCTCCGGGTTCCATGTCACCCAAAGCTCGCTGTCTTCCTCTCGCAGCGTAGGCTCCAGCTTCACCCATGCTTCTTCAGTGACGTTCTCTGCCTCTTCGATCCACGCCAGCAAGATACGCGACATCGACTTGATGCTGTCGATGTTGCGCGACAGTCCGACGAACACATAAGAGACGCGCCCCGACTTGGTGCGTATGTACGTCTCGCCAATATCGAAATGCGCAGCCAGCCAGGGTTCTGACCGGATTGCCGCCTTGACCTCTTCCATCGAAGATTCGGTCAAGCTGTTCTGAAACTGCCGGCCACAGAGGATGATGCCTTCGCGACCCTCGCGATCCCACATATGAGCGCGGACCGCCGTCATCTTGGCGAATGTGCGGCTCTTTGCCGATCCTCGTCCGCCTCTCGCCCCTCTTACGTCTGCCTCTCCTTCGAATACCGGGACGAGTTTGTCCGGTATCTTGATCCTAACCTTCACCGGGGCGAACGCCGATCAACTCGATAGTGGAGACGAGCGCGACCGGGCCGCCATCCTCATCGCCGCTTATGACCGTGCTCGGCTTGCCGTAACCTCTGTCGAGAATAGCCGAAGCTGCCGCGACCTTTGCGGCCCAAGGTGATTGAACATCATCAATACACGCAACAAAGGTTCCTAGCGCCTTCTCTGTGTACTCTCTTGCCGCTTCCTTGATCGACGCTGTGGCCTTGTTCGGTACGCCCTTCTGTCGGCCTCCGCGCCGCTCGCCTGGCTTGCTTCCGCGATTGCTACGTTTTGCTACTAGAGCCGTATCGGCCATAAGCCCTCGCTTCCGGCGCGCGAGGAAAGGATCACCTCCTCCCAACAGCCGTGAATGTTACCCGCCGCTCAAACAGCGCCGACCGCGATTGACCACGATGGTTCTAATGCTTGCGTCGGAATGATTGGCGGCGGGATCGGCGATCAGTCGAAAGGGGGCGACCTACGCCGAATAGGTGGAACTATGCCGAGCGCTTGGAGCGATATTCGTGCAAATCAATCGCTCGATACCGCCTGTCTCGGCTTTTGGAGACTCGCTTGGTGAACAAAACACCTTGCTGCGTGAGACTGATCACTTCTGGCTTTTCAAGACCAAGATAATCAGCGGCTTCATCTAAGTTATAATGCGCTTTGGTAAAGGGTATTGGCGTGTCGCTGCCGAACCCCTCTCCCGTGAAGGCGGCAGGGTTGCCTGCCTTGTTGTACTCAGGTTGCAAGCGCTCGATGTATTGCTTTTCCAACGCCAATAGGCCCGACTGCGCGCATGGAACAAAAGATACGGAGTCAAAAACTTTTACGCCTTCTCCGATATGCACCCCAATCCGTCGCCGTACATCGACCGCTTGGCCGACATACACAACGACGCCATCCCGATATAGGAAATAGACGCCGCTCCGATTGAAGCCGTCGAGATAGGAAACCGGAAGGACTTTGCCTTCGCCGTTCATTTCCATACAGGCATAACTCTAGAAAAATCCGCTGGCCTGGACCAGCAAAATCCACGCGGAGACGGGCGTTCCACTTGAGCATTGCCCCAGTACTTGCCCCAGATGCCGATAGGCAACCCGCCGCTCCATCCTGTGAAGCTAGGCTGCGGTTAGCAGATTTTCGGGCAAAAGCCAAGCGGCAATTGTCACCCGGAAATTACCACCGAACGCAACTACTGCGGTCTTACCATCGCTCTCTTCAACAATCCCGGACATGCCGGCAAACGCGCCTTCCGATACGTGGACGCTTGAGCCGATGGGCACGACGTTGCGCTGGCGCTTGCGGACCTGGATCGCTGATCGTTCCTCGGCGTCTCTTAAGCTGCAAATGTCGTGATCGGAGATGATCGGGACGCGGTTGAGGTGACGAAATATCGAGAACGCAGGGTGCGGGCTGAGTATCAACGTCCGCAGGCGTTGCAGCTCGCCGATGTGGCTTGACCTGGCAAACACGAACGTCGGCATGATCGGCGTTGGGCTATCGACACGATCGCGCGCCCTGCCCTTCCGCTTCGTCACGCTGCCGATCGGCGTCCATGCGGAAATACCGCTGTCCCTGAGCGACGACGCAAGGCGCATCGTGCTAGCGCCGCGCGTGCGCAGAATGCACCAACCTTCTTGCCCCCCCATGATAAATCCTCCGATCAGTATTTGCCGCCAGAATTGAACTTGTCTGCGATGACGCGGGCGCCAGTGATCACCAGCAACGCAATCACGCCAATGAGAATCCAGCCCATCGTTTAGATCCTCTTGTCCGTTTGGGTCATGACGGCTTCCGTCCGAGCACAGCGACCGCGAGAAACCCAATATTCGCGGCGTAGGCATAAGCCCGCATCAATCCATCAAACGACAACGGCGAGTTGGGCGTGGCGATCCAAATGATAATCGTGAAGGCAGACGCGCCGATCGCGAACCAAATGGAGAAAATGCGAAACTCGCTCACCGTTCTTCCTCTCGATATGCCAGGGTGTAGGGATGGGTCATGCGATGCGCTCCGGGCAATAATCCGCCTTCCGCTTACGGGTGGTAGCAAGAGCCTTGCGTACCTCGCGGCATTCCCCGGATCGCTTCTCATCCCGTTTACCTGCCATGCCCGTATCGTGGGCCAGACGGGGTGGAGTCCGTAGGATGGACCAGACCACCAACTGTTGTGGCAGATATCCTCTAGCCCGCGTCAGGCTACCGGATGGGCGGCCATAAGGCCGCTTCATCCAGCGGGGGTGCGGAAGTTCGCCCGTATCAGGTAGCGACAAAGACACCCGGGATAGGGCCTCATTCGAGATTGCCCAGCTCGTTGTGGCTATTCTGATTGACCGCAAATTCATGTCGGTTCTCTTCAGTTTCGCCTCGCCCTCATCTTTTCGGAGATGGCGCGGCTAGATCGGGTGAAATAGACCGGGCTTGAGGTTCTTTCCGCTTTCCACTATATAGCTATTGCCACCACGTGGATCACAGAACCGGCTCGCTCCACCATCTCTGGAGCGGGCCGTTTCTATTTAGATCAAGGTGGCTGGTTCCACAAAGGTTCTTTGACTGTTCCCTGTGGATTATGGGGATAAGCGCTGCGTTCCACCTTCATTCCTGAAATGGTCCGCTCAAGTGCATTGGCCTCATCATGGCGGCCCATTTTTCGATAAAGCCGGATCGTGTCCTGCATGGACGCGCGCTTGTCGGCTTCCGACATCGACTCGCGCAATTTTTTACCATTTGGCGTGTGCGAGCGACGGACCCAATTACGCCACGTGCCCAACCAATCGAGCTTGACACCCTTCTGGCCTGGCTGGGCGTGCCAATAGTCCACAAAGGTGGCCGCTTCCGTCTCGGCTACATCTCGCGTCCACGATCGCTGCGTTTGCGCCCACAGCAGCCAATCCTCTGGCATGGAAAAATCGGCGGGCAATCGTCCACCCTGCCCCGATGGCGAAATTCGTTGCCGCGTTTCAAATGTGATACCGGCGTCCGTCATCGCCGCGACGATGCGCAGCACATGATGAGGCTCTAGGCCGGCGAACGTGGCGTAAGCGACAGCGTTGAAGCGGTCCTTCTGCTCACGCATGGTATGATACGTGTGGAAAACGTGCGGAGTCTTAACCCGCGCGACTTGGGCAATGTGCAGCAACATCGGATCTGTCGCCTTCATGCGACCGTCCTCTGCAATTGCCCTGTAAGCTCGTACCTGCGCAAATCAGCAGCTATGCGGGCCTCGATCATCTCCCGAGCCTGAGCAGCGCTGTAGTGCTTCACGCGCTTCAGGATCCGATAGTCCTCGCGGTATTCTAGCGGGCACCACGCGATACGATGCTGGCCGAGCCGGCGCATCGCCCCAATGTGCTTCAAGCGGTACTCAGGGTTAGCCCACTGGCGGCGCGATTGCTCACTGGTCCGCTCGCTGTTGAGCGCGCCGAAATGCTTTCGGCAGTATCCGGACTGGTTTACCGCAGACAGCGGCTTGCCGCAGGTGGCGCAGCCCATTACGCAGCCTCCCCTATCTCTACTACGACCTTGCCGCCCTTGACCGGTTCGTGGAACCAATAGGTCGGCTTAAAGCGTCGATCGTCTATGCCGAGCGCATCAGCTATTCCGTCGCGAGCGGACTTGAACGCGCCGACGCAACCGTCATCGTCACGCTTACGGCGGTCAGGCGGGTAGAAATGCACCTGGAGCGGAATGCGATCGTCTAGCGCGACCGTGCCCGTCGTCCAGAGAACCGTCTTATGAGCATCCGCACGCTGCTGCTTGCGAGCCTTTGTGAAGCTCGACCAGTGGTGCGACTGGCGGTAGTTCGGCCACACTTCACGCGCCGGCCAAGGGAGTTCGATGATCACCGCGCGGCGATCCTTTCGTTCCATTCCGGCAATGCAGGAATAGGAACAGGAAGGAGTTTGAGCGGTAGGACGCTCTTCACATTCCAGGGGCGGCTTGAGCTTGCGTTACATGAGCGCAGCCGGATACCGTTGCGATATGCTGTGCTGCGGACGTAATCTTGGCCGCAGTCCAGCGCGATTGAGATCTGTCTCGCGGTCCAGTCCGGATGCATCTCGTGTAACCGCATGACGGCGTACTTGAGGTTGCGGCGCTTCATGCCCGCGCACTCCCCTTCAAGGCAGCCGCGCGACGATCAAGGTAACGCTTGTGTTCGTAGCTGGAGAGGGTTTGCTGAACCAACTCGTCCAAGCGCTTCATGGCCTTGCGTTGGCGATAGGAGGCTATGATATGGGAGATCATGCGACACCTCGAATCTGATCAGCCTCACGGACAATGGCGAGCGCGGCTGGCAGGTGCGGGCGAAGCTTGTCAGCGACCATCAGCGTTTCGGTGTGGTCACGGATTCCGTCGCGTTGCGCGCGCACCAGCTCAGTCGCGCCATCGAGAAGGCCAGCGGCTGTATTGAGGTCGTTTGCTGCCTCTGCGGTCAGCGGGACCAGCTTGAAACCGTACTCAGCAAGCACCTCATCCAGCGCAGTGCTATCGGCTAGCAGCGTGTCGCACATTGCCTTGCCCGATGTAGAGCCACCTGCAAGGATGTTGTCCAAGCTGCGGACCGTGCGACCCATGCGATCAGCAAGGGTTCCCTTCCCGATCTTCGCAGCCACCCGAGCGAGCCCGGCGACGAAAAGCGCGCCGAAATGCGCTTCGTCCGGCCCTACTCGTTTCGGAAGGACGTTGCTGCACCGCGTCATTTAGAAATGATCCCGTAATGATCGATGAAGTCCCCGCCCCCGATCCCGAGCGCCTCGGCATGCTCATCGCTCGCATTCTGTCGCGGCTTGGTGAGCCATGCGCAGAGGGCGCCGATACCGAACGCAATCGAGCAGACGACAACCGTCATGCCGACGCCGATCGCGATGCTGTAGAAGTCAGCCATCAGGATTCTCCGTCATGTTGAGTGAGAGAAAGACCGGCGGGGTGTTGGAAAGGGGGTGGGCACACCCCGCCGGGAGTGACGGAAGCCGGTGCTGCCGGGCTG